TTTTCTTTGCGTCGAGCCTGACGCATAAGTTCTTGGAAAGAGTTACCAATCACTTCTCCGTCAAGAACAAAGCCTTCACTCATAGACCTGTCCAACTTGCACAATTGGTCGTAGTTATCTATGATCTGATNNTCAATGTGTGAGAAGTTTTCAAACACTTTACCATTTCGGCTATAGCAAATAGCAGTAGCGTCGAACTGTCTTGGATACACGGTAAGCAACACGCGAACACCGTCTAGTTTAGGTTCGATTCGCTTTTTGCCTTCCATCTCGGGCCGGCCTTCGCTATTAGTTGCCAACTGGCAAGCAAAGACAGGAATTTCGTATTTGGTCTTTTTGCAAATCTTGTTGATAGTCTTGTCGCTGACGCCAGCCCGCAAGTCGCGGCGAATAACATTGCGACAAAAGTTATTCCACTCATCACTATCAAATCGCTTGCTTATAGATTCGATTGCGTCTCTAGCAGCATTACCAGTGATTCTCCGGTCATTAAGAGAATCAAGCAAATCATAAAAATCTTGCCAGGGGTTTTCAGCACCGGTAATACCTGAAGTTTCGGGAACTTGCCTGACTCCAAAAGTATTATACGGGTTATATGTCACACTGGTGAAAGCAAGAAAAAGGTGAGCATTATCGTTGCCAAGTTTAGCAGCGGTCAATGCTTGACTGATAACAGCCTCTTTGTGAAGGCGGCTGTCGCTCTCGTTCAGTTTGTGAATCCAACTAGCACTCATCGCTTAACTCCAAAATATATAAACAGATCCTCAGCCAACAGATGACCATGTTCCCAATTGCGAGAAGCATAGTCAGCACAAGACTCAATAAGCAATTCAGAAAACTTTTCCAAACTCATACCGTCTAAGACGGGCGGCTTGTAATCTCCACCACTTAGCACTTCGCAATATGCGCCAGCTTGCTCAGCTAATACGTAAATCTTATTGTCCACTGCCTAACAATCCTTCTTTCTCTTCTTTGAGAATCTTGACTAATTGCTTGTTACGAAAATCCTGCTCTTTGCGTGAGCGGGCAGAATCGCTACTGATCTTAAGCATAGTATCATAGTTTCTTGCCCAACGCAANCCCTTTATCCAAATTTCAATTGACTCAATCGAACCAACAAAAAGTTCTGCCTCTCTGTGATAAATGGGCAAACTATCATTGTCTTTTGGGACAACTGCGGCTGAGCCGTGATCGTCAGTCCAATCAGTGAACCTTGAACCTGCAAGCTTCATACCAAGTTCATCTAACTCTTTTTCAATACTGCGAATCTTCTGAATTGTATGCCATCCTGACATAATTTTTACACCTTACTTTTTAAGCAAATACCAGATAAGCCCAGGCCCTTCAATCTTGATTGTGTCTTTTGCATACTTTCTAATGGACCATGAATTGTTGTTACATAGTTTAACTGCCAGCACTTTTGGTNACAACTTATGGACTACTCCCAATTGCAACCGTTTATAGTAAGTGAATGCAACATAGTCTCCTACTGAGAGGACACTGCCTAATTTATCTTTGTGGATAGGAATCTCTTTCATAACCGTTTTATCGTTTAAGTTTTGCTATGATAACACACTTTTCAATATCTGTTTCAAATTCTGGGTAAACAGTATGCAATTCTTCTTTATTGATTTGCTGATAACCTTTACCCCGTTTTTCATAAACCAAGTCAGAAAGAAAGCGATTATCTTTACTAAGGATATATTGCAGTTTGCGACTGCGCCTACCCCAAAAGACTAATACTTCAGACCCCCACCCAGTATCATGATCCAAATAAACAGCACCCCACACTTTATCGTGACCAGAGCCTTTGTTCCATCCTACAAATTTATACTTCATAGATACTTAAGTCTAAACCAGAGGCATTCTTTGTCATCGTTAAAGATTAGGTAATACTTAGAAGTACTAGACCCATCAACATTACGCTGACTCTCCTCTTCAACCTTAACCCCATAGGTCTGACGCGCATACCCTTTGATTACTGACAAGTATACCTGATTAGCGTTAAGATGGTTAATACGCCTTTCTAATTCTTTATCGGTAGCTACAATGTCAATTGTCTTTTTAAAGAGATGGCTAAGAAATTCTGTGCCAGTGATATCTACTTTAATCATGAGTTTATCCGACTCGTTTCAGATCCCGTTCAATGGAATCACCGTTGCTAACAGTCACGCGAATGATATCCGGGTGCGAGACCAACCCTGTTCGGTTGATGAAATCATAGCACTCATCCTTTGAATCGAAGGCTTTGTGCCACTCATGGTCATTCTTAAAAACCCAAGTAACCTTGAAAGTAGGAGTCATATTAGAGCACCNTAGTGCGAGTAAGTTGAGTGGAGTTGTCACGATGGGCCTTGACAGTAGCGCNAACCTGGATCTTAGTGCCACGCNCAATCGGCTCACGATAAGAGAAGAACACCACCTGCTCTTGTTCGGTGATGCCAGTAACAAAGTGAACATTGTAGTTCACCGAATAGACGGACTTAACCACTTCGATATCGATAGTCACCTTGTCACCCACCTTACCAATGAACCCGCCCTTAGCCCAAGTAACTCGCTGATTGGCAGAGTCACGGACAACGGCGCGCTCATGACAAGAAGGAAGCGAGGCGATCACCGCGATATCCAAGAAAGAAGTGATAGAGTCCTGAGTAGCAGCCTTGAGTGCGCTACGGTCAAAGTCCGAGAGGGACTTGCCCTTGATGATGCTGAACTCCAGCGCCTGATAGTAGCGACGAACCACTTCCGCCTGATCACGATCTGCCTGAGTAATCTCCTCAGGGTTGGTCGTCAAGAAGCCCATCAGGAGTTCGCGGTTGGGCGTCCCGTTAGTGGGCATCACACCGTACATGTTTTTCTGAGCGGGCTTGACATAAGAGCCATTGACTCGCTGGGCAGCACAAGCAGCAGCCCAAACATCCGACGCCTGAAATTCAATCTTGTTCGCCTTAGCCATTCTGTTCTCCGCTTCACTACCCTATATATCTATTATACGGATTTTGGGACTAGATGCAACCTTTTTTAAAACTAAAATTCCAATAGAATCAATAACTTACAAACCTACGTAAGTCATTGATTTTGTTGGGATCTCTCAGGACCTGCTAGGACCAGCTAGGACCGGATCAGTTTTGACTGATACTAGCACTCAGCTCGGGCTAGATATCCGGTCCTAGCAGGTCCTGCTAGGGGCGATTACTGCTAGGACAGGAAAGACTCTGCCATAGCCCTTAGGGTCGGGTCGCCCCGATCCATAAGGCCCAGCAGCAGACGCTTCTCCTGCAGGTAGACTTGGGCAAAGTTGGGATCGTGCACCAGGATCGACTTGCTGTTGGATATCAGGTCCGCCAGCTTGACCGTCTGCGCCTCTGCAGGTGCTGCGGCTGAGTGCCGCGCGTCGATCGCTTTCCTAACTGCTCGATTACCATCCTCGGGCTTGCTAACATCAGTCAGCCAAGCAACCAGTTCGGCAACTTCCGCACCGAACTCAGCTCTCACCTGCGCCAGCGTGACCCCAGTATCCTCGACTACATCGTGCAGCCAAGCCGCAGCCAGCATCTCTTCAGTATGTGGCACTGACATGACCAGGTCCACAACCTCAGCCGGGTGAACAATGTAGTCCTCGCCGGTGTACTTGCGCTTCTGACCAACTGCCGCGTGGGCAGCAGTAGCGAACACTCGGGCTTTTTCTACCACGTTCATAATGAACTCCTAACTAACTTTTAACTCAGGGTTGATTATTCTTCACAACCGCCGATACCAATATCCGCTGTCCAAATGCCATTGTCGTCTTGCCAAGCCTGGACTTGGTAGTCTCCGCGATAGCATTGAACGTTGTAGCCATCGGTCATTAAGACTTCCACATCACCGTGTTGTTTGTAAATCTTAAGTAGTTGCTCAACCAGTTCTAGGGTTTGCATATAGTAGATATTACTCAATTCCAAAATGGTTTTTCAAATCTTCGACACACCGGCGAACTTCCCTATCCTCGCGATTCATATCTCCCATGAATCGCCGGTTCACCACAGCAATAGCGTCCTTAATAAGGAACTGGGCGAACCGTTCAATAAACTGTTCTTGTGTATCCCAATTATCTGGATCAGAATCTTCTCTGGCCGCTTTGATCCAAACTTCTCTAATTCGTTCGTTCATTTTCTGCTCCTTGCTAGTGAGTTTATAGTATAGCAGGTTTTACCCAAATGTCAACCTTTCTTTACCTTCGCCTTCGCCAGACCCGCTGCCTTACGGGCTGCCTTCTTGTCCAGCGTCTCCAACTTTTGCTGAAGTTTGGCGATGTCCTTAGCAATCTGATCACGCGCCTTTTGGTCACGTTGGGCTT